CAACTTTTCTGGCGCTCTTTTCATAGCAATGTAATACGCCAATCCCGCAGCTAGGCAGGGATAAAACCGGAATGGCATGTCAACCGTGTTTATGTAAGTGTCGGCATCATCTATGCGCGTCAAAGCATCATAGACGATTACATCTGTGCTATTATCAGGCAGGGGCCATAATTTTAAATTAGGCGTTATTTGTCTGTCTAAGAAAAACTGCGTTGGTCGGCCTGTAGTTGTTTTTGTTGGAATGCTTAGATATTCATCTCTGCTAATTCTGCTTAACGAATAATCTGTGCCGTCCCTGCGAACGACTAATGACAATATGTCAATTACATCAGTGCCAAGGCTTGTCTCACCATCACCACTTGTTACAGTGAAAGTTCTTTGATTAATTGTCCATTGATTAAGGCCGCGATTAGCCCAATCCGCAAACAAAAGATTTAACGATCTTTTGGCTGTTTTCAGGTCATATCCAGTTCGGGCTTCTAAGCCGCAACGCTCAAAAGCCTCTTCGATGTATTCAGCAACATCTAATTCAAAATCTGTTGAGCCTGATACTGCCATGTCATTCCTCGTTATAAAGGTTATCGAAAACCCTGTTAACATCTAAGGTGTAGTCTAAATCAGATTTAGAATAGTGTATATGCTGTGATGGTTTGAAGTCGGGCGCTCCCTCACCAGTTACAAACCACGCTGGATGTGTAACACGAACGCGGTTATTTGGCAAAGCTACTATATTGCCTGTCCATTCACCTGCGTCTAGCAACTGCAAAACATGGCTTTGTTTGTGTTGTGCGGGATCATCTGCAATCTCGCTGTTAGTGTAATCAACCGTAAATAAATACTTGGCTGGGTGCATTTCACCATCTATTTTTGCCATCCAAGGGCAGGGCGTTGCACGATCCATGACAAATACAGAGTGATGATGAGATGCACAGTCCCAAGGCTGTGCGTCATATGTCTGCATTGGTTCAGGCCATTCTTCCAGCGGTATGTCGCCTACAAGTGCAGTTATAGGCATTCTTGCCCACATAGCACCGCCATGAACTGTATCTTCCTCTGCATCTTCAGCTTCGTTTCCAGTAAATATAACTTGGAAACTCAAACATCTGTTCGGGATTGTTGTTACACCTATGACCATAGCATGAAGAAATTCGCTGTGATAATCCTCATGGTTGTGAGTATATTCACGGCGAACCCATGCCTTAAAGTAAGGTATGTTGCTGTGTAGATATGGCATCTATATTTTAAACAACCTTTTTACCTAATTTTTTAGCTGCTGCCTTTAGTTGTGCAAGCGTCATTGTTGGTGAGTTGTTTTTCTTTTTTAGATTTATGCCACCCGCTGCACCACCTTTTTTCATCATACGAGGCTTTTTCATGCCGCCAGCGGCACCGCCCTTCATCATTTTTTTTACTTTACCACCGTTACGATAGCCTTTTTTCTTCATAGCCATAATACTCTCCTAAGTTATTTTGGTGCGTTTCCTTCTGGAATTTTTACCGTTTGACATAACAACACCACACCCGTTTGCAACCATAGTGCCGGGTATGTTCTTACCTTTAAATGGGCGTTTTGCTTTTGTTTCTGCCACTGCACCTCCATTTTTTAAAGTGCGAACCTTGGCTTTTTTAGTATTAGCAACCACAGTTTGGCCTTTCTTGCCAGCCGCCTTTTTCTTTTTGGCTGTTTCTGACCGTTCTTTTTTACTAAGGCTTTGCGCTTTATTACGGGGCAAGCATCTATCAGGGTTTTTTTTATTTTTAGATGTGCCGCACTCGCCTTGAATAGAACCGTCAGTGCCGATTCTAACCCAATCCTGATTAACCCAATCTTTCAGCGCACCCATTATGCTTTCTTCTTTTTCTTTTTGCCCTTCGCGCCTTTTGCGTAATTAGGGTCTTTACAATACTTAGATGCAGCCATGTTCGCATAAGCAGATGGATAAGTGTCGAAAGTTCTTTGCGCCCAAGCCTTGCCAGCGGGACAGATTTTACTGCCTTTAGATTTAGGTGACGCTCTTCCACCTTTTTTAAGATAGACAACGCCTGTAGGTTTTTTACTTGGCGGCTTTGAAACTTGCTGTTTCATCTGACCTCTGGATATAGCCATAGTCCCGCTCCATGTATTTTTTTATGTAAGATATTTCTGTTGCTATAACTTCTGTTTTTTTATCCACAGAAATTAAAGTTTCAGTTGTCCACGCGGCCCAACTGTAAGAGATAGCGCCAATTCCCGTAACAACAGCAGTAAAAAGAATGACAACAAATTGCTTCATCAACACTTCCACCGCTTTCTAGCTTGCCGCAAACGACTGTTAGGGTCTTTTGCAGCCTTTGGAAATTTCTTCATTTGTCCAGCAGAACGGGCGCAGAAAGACTTGCGCCGCTTGGCATCTTTGCTGCCTTTTTTAACTTTACCAGTAACCGCTGTTTTTAATTTAGAGCCGGGATTTTTACGCCTATAAGCCGCGACACCAGCCTTGGTCATTCCCGCTCCAGATTTAGTGGAACGGAAATTCTTTTTATTGCGCTTCGGCATTTTATCCGAACGTTTAGCCATACTCTTTCCGCATCGACATAATAATAGTATATGTATCTGCGCTAGTGTGACCTACAGTTGTGAACAAAACGTCCCCATCTTTGCCGCTACCAGCATTGTTAGTTAGACCACCAAAAGCTGTGTAGTCGTGATGGCCACTTTGATTTTCGCCAAGCTCAATACAAAACACATTAGTGGTAGCATTGAAAAGAATTTGCACTTTCATTCCAATGCACTGCCACCATATTTTTTCTATGGTAACACCTGTGCAGGCATCACCACGGGCATTTGCAGCTAATGCGCTAACGTCTACTTTAACTACAGCAGACTCGCCTGACCCATCAGAAACATTGGTAAACTTCTGAACGACCATTTTCTGACCGTCCTGAATGGTTTGTGTTGCTACAGCATCAGCCATATTAGATACTCCTTATATCATTTAAGAAGCGTCGGAAGAGCTAGAAATACCCATGAACTTCAAAACTACAGTTGTATCTGCACCGGGATCACCAGAAAGAACCACCTCTACTTCATCGGCTGTTTCAGTCGCCGCAGTAGTTGTTCCTCCAGACATTCCTAAAACACCGTTGCATGGGAAATAACCTTTAAAACCAGTGCTATTAACCGCAGCGGAAATTCCATCCACAAAACCGTCCGTGTCTGCATCGGTTCCAATGTCATTAAGGGTAACACTGTTTGATGCCGCGCCAGTTACCGCAATCGTAACTGCCATAGGAATGAAGTTTGAGGGAATACCAATAGAGGATTCTTTGCCTGTAGTTGCCCCATTTGCAACTGTTACCGTTGCTGTATACACCGATAACGTCATTTCGCTTGTAAGCGCACCAGTTGTAGAACTTTTTACAATGTTCTTAAAACCGTTTTCAGAACGCACTGGTCCTGAAAAAGTAGAATTAGCCATGTTAATCTCCTGTCGTGGCTAGTGTCAGATACATTATGTATCTGTCAGGGATGACATTACTCTATATGACCTTAAACAAAAAAGAAAGGGGGCAGTTAAACCGCCCCCAATCAAAACCATACATTTGTTCAAGTTACGCGCCGGGTGAGCCGAATACGCAACGTGGGTCCGAGAAACCAAATGAATAACGCTCACGCGCTTTAAAGC